GCTTTGGAGCCAGATGAACTATGGCGAAGATTTGGTGTTTGGCCCTCGAGGCGGCGGTTTGTATTACTGGGATGCAACTAACGGCGTCACAACCCGTGGCGTTAACCTGCGCTCCCTTGGTGGTACATGCACGATTACCATAGCTACGCCTGCGGTTGTAACGTCTACAGTTGAATACACCGAAGGTGCTGCGATTTCATTTAGCACCACTGGTGCGTTGCCAACGGGGATTACTGCTGGCACAACCTACTATGTGTTTAACGTAGATGGCTTGACATTTAACTTGCTTAACTCAACTGGCACAGAAGTCAACACATCTGGAACACAATCTGGCACGCAATCCATTACGCCAGAAGATATTCCTGTGGTGCAAAACACTTTAACGGTGTCGGACACATCGCGTTTTGTCATTGTTTTTGGCACAAACGACTACGCCTCAAGCGCCATTGATCCGATGCTTATTCGTTGGTCAAACCAAGGCGACATTTACAACTGGACGCCAGACGCAACCAGCCAAGCAGGATTTATTCGCTTGTCCCATGGTTCTGAAATTGTTGCCACGGTACAGACGCGCCAAGAAATTGTTGTTATTACAGATGCGTCCATATATTCGCTTCAGTATCTTGGCCCTCCGTACGTGTGGCAGTCCCAATTGCTTGGCGACAACATCTCTATCCAAGGTCAGAATGCAGCCATCATTGCTTCTGGCGTGGTGTATTGGATGGGCGTGGACAAGTTCTATGCTTACGACGGTCGTGTTCAAACGCTGAACTGCGACCTGCGTCGGTATGTATTCTCTGATATAAATCAGTCGCAAGGGCAACAAATTTTTGCTGGAACGAACGAAGGGTTTAACGAAGTTTGGTGGTTCTATTGTTCCGCCAACAGCACCACAATCGACAAGTATGTGGTGTATAACTACCTAGAGAAGGTTTGGTACTACGGGACAATGGCCAGAACCGCATGGTCTGACTCTGGATTGCGCTCGTACCCGCAAGCGGCAACATATCAATCAAGCACTACAGGAAACATTGTCAACCACGAAAACGGCGTTAATGACAATGCGACCGAAAATACGTTGCCTATCAGCGCGTACATTTCCTCGTCAGAATTTGACATTGGAGATGGGCATAACTTTGGTTTTGTCTGGCGCATCTTGCCTGATCTAACGTTTGAAAATGCTTCAGTCGATCCAACCACTGGCGATCAGCCAAAAGTTACCATGGAGCTGTATGGTTTGACCAATTCAGGCTCTGGTGTAACTAGCGATGCGTCTCAGCCGGTACGGAAATCCAGCGCTTATTACATTACAGAAGAGTTCACTGGTCAGATTTACACCCGATTCCGTGGGCGTCAAATGATTTTCAAAATCAGCTCTGAGCAGATTAATACGACATGGCAGTTGGGCGCGCCTCGTATTGATATCAGGCCTGATGGGAGGCGGTGACTTATGGCCACCCGGATTATTAACCCAGCTCCCCCCAGCCTTCCGCTGGGGACGGATCAGTACGACCGCAGATACCAGGACCAGTTTTCCAACGTTTTGCGTCTGTACTTCAATCAGCTAAGAAATGCTCTGACGGAGCTGTTTGGCGACCAGGGCGGCAAATATCTGCGGTTTCCCAATGGGGCGTTTTACCAAGACGGGTATACAACGCTGACTTCCGCCATGACAAACGTCAGTACAGCGGACATCCAGGTTGTTTCTACTGCTGGCTTTATTCCTTCTGGCGGTCTAATTATTGGTAGTGAAATAATTACGTATACCGGTAAAACAGCAACCACTTTCACAGGCATTACTCGCGGGGTGTATGGTTCAACCAATACATCGCATTCTATTGGCGCTAGTGTTTCTGAAGCGCAGACACTTGCTTCTTCTACGGTTGCAGCTCCGTTAACCCTATTACAAACCACTGTCAGTAACGGTGTTTATATTGACCAGGCGGACAAAACAAAGATTGTTCACACAATTGCTGGTATATACAACATCCAGTTTAGCATTCAGATGCTGACGTTTGACAATACCATTGACAATGTGACCATTTGGTTTCGCCTGAACGGGGTAGATATTCCTTACAGTGCAGGTATTGCCACGGTTCCAGCCATTCATGGCGGCGGCCCGGGAACGGCTATCATTTCTTGGAACCTGGTTCAGCCATTAAATGCAGGGGACTATCTCCAGTTGCTGTTTGCCTCAAACACGGGTAATACAGTAGCAGCAACCTATCCGCCGGGAACTTCACCGGTTCATCCGGCTTCGCCTTCAATCATCGTAACGTCCACGTTTGTCTCGGCGTTGTATGAGTGATAGGATTTAACAGCATAAAGGAAAGAATATGGAAAATCCTACCCATGACCTTAAAGGTATTGCCGCCCTCTTAGCCTCCAAGGGGCGCGGTGGCGACACCATGCTTGCGCATATCAACCCGCAGGAAGCGGCGTTGTTAAAAGCTATGGGCGGATCAGGCACGACTAACCCCAAGACTGGGTTGCCTGAGTATTTTGAATTTAATGACATATTTAAAATTTTTGATCCGCTTGTACAAGCATCGCAAAATATAACTCAAAAAGTTTCAAATGAATTTGATGAGCAAAGAGAAAAACTTAAAACTCCTGCTGGTATGCAGGCTGTTTTTGACCAGATTCAAAGCGGGAAAGATCTAAGAAACGCTTTTGCTAATTACGACTACATTAAGCAAAATGCACCTGATTTGGTGCAAAAGTATGCTCCGCAATTTAAATATTTTGACACCGTGCGCGGTTACATGAACCACCGCATTGGTGAGACAGGCGGTAATTTACCACCTAATGAAGTCGCTGTTTGGATGCCCGTGCCTCCAGATGTGGTGAAAAAAGCGCAGGAAATAAAAAAGGAATTGGTTCAAAAACCGTATGGCGCAAATACAGACGAATGGGGAAACAATCAATATAATTTAATGGATAAAGAATATGTAGATTACCCGGATGCATTTGATATCGATTCAGGAAACTTTTACCCAGCCCATAGAGAGTATTATCAAAAAGGCTATTTTTTCCCAGATGGGTCTACCAGTAAAACCATCAAAGGCTCAAACGGAGTAAATTACAGCGTTGACATTGACCTCAATACTGGGGATATTAAAGGCTATGGCAATCCCGACAATATTCACACATGGAATGCAGAAAGCACCCGCGCTACCGGCACTTGGGATGCTAATGGTCTGCCTAAGCCATCAATTGTTAGATCAGGTAATGAAAGTTTCTTTGGTGGATTTGCAGAAAGCGCTGGCGGGCTCTTTAAGGATCTTGGCCCTATTGGGTTAATTGGCGCGGCGATTCTTGCTCCAGAGATATTGCCAGAATTGTTTGCCTCTGAAGGAGCTGCGGCTGGCGCTCTTGGCGCTGCTTCTGATTTAGGTGGAGCGGCTGCGCTTGGAGATTTTGGCGCAGGTATAGCTGGATTGTCTGAAGGCGCTGGCGCACTTGGGGCGCTTTCTGATCTAGGTGGCGCAGCTGCTTTCCCTGTGACCAGTGGAGCTGTTGAGGCTGCGGTTCTACCTGGGTTGGAGGCCGCTGGTGCAGGTGGTATTGCTGATCTAGCGGCTTTTGACCCATCTACGCTTGCTACGGCAGGCCAAGGTGCAGGAGATATTGCTGCCGGGCAACTTGCCGGCGGTACTGCTGGGTTGGGTGGTATTACCGATCTGGCAACTTTTGATCCCTCTACATTGGCTACTGCTGGCCAAGGGGCTGGTGATATTGCTGCCGGCCAAGCTGCTGCTGGCGCTGCCGAAGCCGTTAATCTGGGGTCTATGAACCCAGCAGACTATGCAAATTTAGGTTCAGGTGCAGGAGGAAATTACGGCATTACAACACCTGGGCTTGTTAATTTAGGATCAACTGATCCTGCAGATTATGCAAATTTGGGTTCTGGTGCTGGCGGCGATTACGGTATCACAACACCAGGTCTTGTTAATTTAGGCTCAACTAATCCAGCCGACTATGAAAACCTTGGTTCTGGTGCAGGAGGTGATTATGGTATTACAACACCAGGGCCTGTTAACCTTGGATCAACTAACCCGGCGGATTACGAAAACCTTGGTTCGGGCGCCGGAGGCAATTACGGAATTGAAACGCCTGCGCCTGTTAACCTTGGATCAACTGATCCGGCGGATTATGAAAACCTTGGTTCAGGTGCAGGGGGCGATTACGGCATAGGTCCTGGAGGGGCTGCTGCCTCCGGCAGTTTGCTACAAAAACTCTCAGATGTAACGGGTCTTTCTCCCAATACTCTTTTGGGATTGGGCGCCGGCTTGGCTGGAAATATGTTGGCAGGAGGTCAGCAACAACCAACTGGTGGCGGAGGACCCGCCCAAGGAACTGTAGGCGCAGGACTCAGCCCGTCGTATCAGCCGTACCGTTACAAGCCGTACGCCCAAGGCGGTATTGCCTGCCTGCCTCAAATGGCAGCGGGTGGAATCTCTAGCTTGGGTGGCTACTCAGATGGTGGCCGTCTGCTGCGCGGGCCTGGTGATGGCGTGTCTGATGACATTCCTGCCTCTATTGGAGGTAAACAACCTGCCCGTTTGGCCGACGGAGAATTTGTGGTCCCTGCGCGTATCGTGTCCGAGATTGGCAATGGATCTACGGATGCAGGGGCTAAGAAGCTATATGCCATGATGGACCGGGTGCACAAAGCCCGTAAAACTGCCAAGCGTGGTGAGCCTTCTGGTGCAGACAAGTACCTTCCCAAGTAAGGATTAAACATGGCAACCAACCCGCTTTATTCCACCATCCCTGCGGGACAGACCGGGCGTCAGGAAACGCTGTCTGAATGGGCAGGTCCGTATGTCACGGGCATGCTTGGCAAGGCTCAGGCCTTGGCTGAGTCGCCCTATCAAATCTATGGCGGACCACTGACAGCAGGTGTCTCTCCGCTTCAGAGGCAGGCATTCCGAGGCATCAGTGGTCTTGGTGTTCCCTCTGATCTGACCGGCGCGGCACAAACGGCAGAGGATGTCGCCACCGCCGCAGGCGGTATGGGTTACACGCCCGGCTCGTTCACTTCTGCGTTTAACGCTCCCAGCGCATACCAGCCGATGGGCGGCTCGTACACCGATGCGGGTGTGGCTCAGCAGTACATGAACCCGTACATGCAAACGGTGCTTGCGCCCCAGATGCAGGCCATGCAGCGGCAGGCAGACATCCAAAGGGCTCAGGCAGGTGCGCAGGCCGCTCGGGCAGGTGCGTTTGGTGGTGCCCGTGCAGGCTTGATGGGTCAGCAGATCGCTGCTGAACTGATGCGCCAACAGCAGCAGGCCACCGGTCAAGCCTACGGTCAGGCATACACCCAAGGTCTGGGCCAGTTCAATGTGGAGCAGGCCCGCCGCGCACAGGAAGCACAGTTCGGTGCACAGCAGGCAATGACCGCCGCTCAACTGGGTGCCCAGTACGGGCAGTCTGCGCAGCAGGCGGCAGAGCAGTCCCGTCAGTTCGGCGCTCAGTATGGACTGCAAGGTCTGGCACAGCGCCTCGCAGCAGCGCAGGCCCGTGGTCAGATGGGTGTACAGCAGTCGGACATCCAACGTGCAAACCTTGCACAACTGCTTGGCGCGGGGGCGCAGCAACGTGCCATTGCACAGGAAGGCATCGCCGCAGACATTGCCGAATTTGAGCGTCAGCGCGACTACCCGTACAAGATGCTCCAGTTCCAACAGTCGATGCTTCAGGGCATGCCGATCCAGTCGATTGCGGCCCAGTATCAACAGCCCACCGGCCTTGCCAACACCATCAACACGATGGGCGGGCTGATCGGTCTGTACGAGAAACTCTATCCTAAGGGATGATGATGGCATTCAATCCTGCGCCCCAAATAAATTCTGCGCTTCAGACTGCGCTACAAGCGCAGATGCAGCAAGAGGTTGCGTCCGGTCAAGCCAGACCAATGACGAGCAATTTCACGCCCACAGTCTTTGGGAAATTGATGGAGAACATTTCTGCGCCATCAATTCCTCAAGTGGCGCAGCAGGCAGGTCTGGCCGGCCAGATTGAGAACATGCGTCGGCAGCAGATGATGCAAGCCATGCAACAGATGGCCGCTCGCCAAATGCAGGGTAATCCAATGGATCAGGGTATCGCTGCCGCTCCGGGGGCGGATGCCGTGCGCATGGCCGAAGGCGGGATTGTGGGGTATGCACAAGCGGGTACGGCCATTGATCCAGATGAAGCACGGTATCGCGCCGAACAGATGGAGATGGACGCTGGAACTCGCGCAGATTATTCCAAAGATACAAAAAACTACTTTGCGAGAATAAATGCCGAGCAGCAGGCGGCAGAGCAGGCGCAAAGCGCAAGACTTCGTGAACAAGAACTTGCGCGAGGCCGCGCAACATATCAAACACAAGGCGCTGCTAGTGGGGCACCAGCCGCCGGTGTCGCTCAAGAACAGAAGCCAACAGATCAAGATTTCCGTCGGCGCATGGATGAAGAGCGAGCCCGCAATATGGCGATTATTGCCAATGAAGGTTATACGCGGGGCGATATAAGGTTTCCTCAAACCACCCAAGAGACCGCAGCACCGCCCGCCGCTCCTCCAAAGGCTGCGCCCACAGGCGCGCCTGCAGCAGCCAAGCCCACTGGTGTTGAGGCTCTGTTTGAAAGGGAAAGACGTGAACTTGGGGGCATCAAAACCACACCCGCCACCATGGCCGAGATTGCCGCCAAGTACGCCCAAGAAGATCCCGCTTACCGGCAGTTACTAATCAGCCAAGGCATTGATCCTGATGCTCTTATCAAGCGCATCGCGGAAGACAAGGCTCTGTTTGAATCGCAGCGCGAACTGCTGCGTAAACGCATGGAGCGCGAGGAAGGCAAGGACACATTCCTTAGCCGGATTGGCGAGGCCGCTCGTGGATTTAGGCAGTTGAAGGGTCAGGGTATTGGCGCTGGCCTGTTGTCATCTGAAGAGGCTCTGTCTCGCCGGGTTGGCGCAGCCGAAGCCGCGATGGATCAGATGCGCGATGCCGAGATCAAGATCAATGAACTTGAGATCACCCGTCGCCGCGCCCTTGAAGATCAGAGGCGTGCTGTGTTTGAGGGCCGTTTGGACAAGGTGGCGGCGGCTGAAGCCACCCGACAAAATGCTGAGAACGAGATTAAGAGGCTTCAGGCTTTGACCTACGGCAAGCAGGCTACCGCAATGCTTGAAGAGCGCAAGATTGCTCAAACGGCCACGGGTCAGACTCTATCTCAACAGGCTCAGGAGTTCGCCCGTTTACAGGGCATTGCAGGCGCTCAGGAGAATCGTAAGACGATTGAACTGCGCAAACTCGATGAAGACTTTGCCAAGCAGAACGCCATGCTTCTGAACGCCGAAAAGTTTGGTGGCCTGAAGCCTGAGCAGAAGAAGGAACTGGACAACGCAAGATTGGTTCACGAACAAAATAAATCCGATATTGCCAAACAGTATGACGCCAGAATAAATATGATCAACGCTCGCCTCTATCCGGGCGTAGACTTCTCATCCAAGTCGTCATCCGGGGCAGGTTCTGCCGATATTGAAGCAGCAAGAAAGATTGTTTCTGGGGGCAAATAATGTCTGATCTGGAGCAGTTTGCTCAGTGGCTTGTCAAGAATCAAGACAAGCGGGGCACCCAGGAATTTGAGACGGTTGCTAATGCTTTCCGATCTTTAGATTCTGGCTACAGGGCGCCTGCTCCTATCTCCGCAGCGCCAGATACCCGCCGCACCGCTCTTGAGTCTGTCACCGACATCGGTGCCGCCGCGCTTCAAGGTCTCGGCAAGTTTGC